AGTGAAGAAGAAGAGTAAGAAGAAACGTATACATGCAAGAATAATCCAAGGAACGCTTAAAGGTTTAGCAAAAGATTCTGTTAAACTAGGTTACCTTATAAGTAAAGAAGAGGCTATTGAAACCAAGCGGTTTGAAGAGTCTTATCTGGACGATGAGGTTTGGTCTAGCTCTTGGGATGAGATTATAAAGCTTTTACAAGTTTTTCATCCTGAAACTGCAGATTTAAAACCCAAGCCCAAAGTAGCCCCTATTAGTAAAGGGGTTTCAGGAGAGAAGAATGGAAAAAGTATTTAATCTTACTTCTACTTTTAAGTCGCATACAGAGGATGATGGTAGTATCATGATCCGAGGTATGGCGAGTACGGCAGATTTTGATCGCGCGGGCGACTCTATTTCTGCGGACGCGTGGACTAAAGGAGGACTACAAAATTTTGAGAAGAATCCTATTATTCTTTTCAATCATGATTACAACCGACCTATTGGAAGAGCTACTGGTTTAAAGAGCACTGAAAATGGATTGGAGCTTACTGCAAAAATCAGCAAATCTGCTGGTGATGTAGCTGAGCTAGTTAAAGACGGTGTTCTTGGGGCCTTTTCAGTTGGTTTCCGAGTCAAGGATGCTGATTACCTAGAGGAAACCGACGGATTAAGAATAAAGGACGCTGAGTTATTTGAGGTATCGGTAGTATCGGTACCGTGTAATCAATCAGCTACTTTTTCACTAGCGAAATCTTTTGACTCTATGTCAGAGTACGAGGATTTCAAAAAAACTTTCACTAATAGTGACGGGACGCAAGTCCAAAAGGAGATCAAAATGTCTGAAGAGACACAACAACCCGTTGACTTGGAAGCTTTTGCTAAAAAAGTAGCTGAGGAAACTGCTGCTAAAATCGCAATGAAGCAAGCCGAGCAAAAAGCAGCCGATGTGGCTGCACAAAAAGATCTTGATGACCAAGCAACTGCAAATGCAGAAGCTAAGGCTCAACAAGAAGAAGAAGTTAAAACCGCTATCGTATCTGGTGTAGAATCAGGTGCTACGCGTTTGGTAGCAGACATGCAGAAAGAATTCGAAGCTGCAAAAGCTGAAGAAATCAATGCTCTTACCAAGAAATTCGAAGGCGAAGTAAAAGAGAAAGCTGAAGAGCTTGAGTCCATGCGTAACCGCAAGTATGAATTCTCTTCAAAATCTCAGGAAGACTTTGGTAAGCAAGCACTTGAAGCTAAAGTGTTTGGCGCTATTACACGTAAAGGTTGGGATACCTCTATGGGTAAAGACGTCATCGAAAAGCAGGGTATTGCTTTCGGAGCTCAGTCTACTTCTGGTAACCTTGACATTACTGTAACTCAGCAGTTTGAACAAGAAGTTGCACTTGAAACTAAACTCATGGGCTTGTTCCGTGAAATTCCTGTTCAGTCAGGTGCCACTGTAATGCCTTTCACTGCAGATGTTAACCAGGCAACTTTCGGTACTACTTTCTCTATTGATGAGGCCAATCAGCGTATTGATAACGGTAGTACTAATGGTCAGTACGACGTTACAAATAACGTATTAAATACTGAACGTCTCGCAGCAGGTACTTACATTGATAACGATGTGGACGAAACTTCTTTGGTTTCATTCCTTCCAATGATTACCTCAGCTCTTGCTCGCTCTCACGCTATAGCAACTGATAAGGCAATTCTCTATGGTACTGCTGGTGTAACAGCGGGTATCGCAGGCGGAAATGGTAATGACAAAGGTACAGGCTTTAGAGCTACTACTTCGGCTACAACTGCTCAACTTGATGGTACTACACCATTCGGAACTAGCATGCTTGAAGTCGCGCGTGCCTCTATGGGCAAATATGCTGTTAACCCTTCTGATATTGTGTACATCGTTTCTATTGATGCATACTACGATATCCTTGCAGAAGACGGCGATTTCCGAACGGTAGATAAAGCCGGTTCTGACGTAGCTGCTAACATCAACGGTATGATGGGTACCCTCTTTGGTTCTCCTGTCATTGTGTCTGCGGAGCTTGCTCCTGCTAACATTGGTACTTGTGCCCTTGTTATTAACACAGGCCGTTTTGTTATTGGTCGTCTGCGTGGAGTTAACATTGAGACTGATTACGAAGTTGGTAAGCAGCGCAACGTTCTCGTTGCTAGTCAAGCTCTTGGCTTCAAAGCTCTCGAAGGCACCAATGGCGCCCATGCTTTGACTCTTTTAGCTAACTAATAGCACTACTGATTACTTTAGTAATCGTGGAAATTGGGGGAGGTTTCTCCCCCAGTTTTTATTAATTGACTTATGGCAGACTTAATAACATTACAAGAATATAAAGATGCAGAAGGTTTATCTACCCCGAAAGAGGACTTAAAGATAAATGCCTTAATTCCGTCCGTCAGTCAATTAGTAAAGACTTATTGTGCAAATAGCTTTGTAGACTTTTATAGCTCCGCAAAGACTGAAGTACTTAATGTTGATTGGAGTACTCATATAGTCCAATTGACAGAAAGCCCTGTAAATAGCATAACAAGCGTACAAGAGAGGATACAATTTAGTGGGTCTTATACTACTCTTAGTACAGCAGCACATGAGTATTACTTAAATAGTAGTACCGATAGTATTTTTAGAACAAATTCCTCTGGGACTATTAACTGGCCGACAGGCGTTGGCGCAGTGAAAGTAGTATACACTGCAGGATGGTCAATCATTCCAGCTGACTTAAAGTTAGCAGTAATTGATTTAATTACCTACTACTTAAAAGACGAACATAAAGAAAGAAGAACTATTGCAGGGGCTAGTATTCAGAACCCTGGTAGTTCAAGCCAGTCTAACAATGTGGCATTCCCAGACCACATCAAACGAGTATTAGACTTGTACAAAAACTACTAATGTCCGCAGCTAGTCTACAAGCCTTCCTAGAGAAAATGAAAGTAGAATTAGACGTCTCTGCTGCTCAGAAACGTCTAGGCTATAACTTACATACTCATACATTTGACTATAGTGAGGACGAGTTTGCTGCGGAACTAATAAAAGAATTTAAGAGCAAGGGTATAGCTGTAGCAGGTCTTGAGAAAGAGGTAGTTAGATTATCTGCACTGATGACAACACAATTAGCAAAGGGCTTAGATATACTTGCTACTAAAGCAAAAGACCCCTTGGCTGCACGATATATGCATGTAGGAACTACTCTTTCTTTCACCTTTACTACAGATGTTAGAACTGGACTCCCTCCTAACAAGTGGGCACAAGGGCAGGCAGACGTTTTTGATAAAATCAAAAGATCCTATCATACACCCTACTTAAATCTTTTCTATGGGATTCGAGACTTCCTTGCAAGTGCAAAAGGAAAAGGAAGCAGAAACTCCCGAAAGAGCTTCAATAAGTCCTATACTACGAAGCGAGGTAAGGGCAGGCAGCTGAATAAAGGTAAGGCATCGCATACTACACATGACCCAGGCGATGGCATTATTGAGACGATGGTCAGGGAAGCCTTTGATAAGCATAAAAATTTAGTAAAAGATAGGGTTACAGGCAAAAGTTTATCAGAAGAAGAGTTGCTTAAGGACTTAAATAAACTGGGTATTGACTTAGAGTTTATGAGAGACTCTTTTACAGGAGAGTTAACGTTTTCAGTAGGCATATCAGGCGCTGGCAGTAACATTCTCGAAGGCGCAGTAATGAGGAAGAAGTTAGAAGACGCGAAAAAACGGATAAATGAAATTCTTGGTAACACAAACCCAGACGAAATATATAAAGGTTTAAAAGGCTCTGATAGTCAGTTTGAAGTCGATCGTAAAACTGCAATAGAAACTATTGCTGCGTCCTTTAAAGGTAGAAAAGGTGTAAAAGTAACCACAACTGCGGGTAAGCCCAATACTTCTAGAAACACTGCTAAAACAAAAGTAGAGACTAAAGGTAAAAAGGGCAAAGCTGTCACATTTGCCGGAGCAGCCTTAGGGGCCAAGAGCCAAACAGGTAAAAGGAAGCCCCGAGCGCCTAGAATGGCTCTGAAAAATATACTAGGTATACTTAATGCGAAGCTGCCTCAACAAGTCGCAGATAATATGGGCTCCCCTAGGTTAGAGAACCAAACAGGTAGGTTCGCACAGAGCGTTCGCGCTGTAGATATTAATGAAACCTCCAGTGGCTTTCCTAGTATTGGGTATACTTACGCAAGGAACCCTTATGGGGTTTATGAGAGCACAAGCGGTAGTAGGTTCGCAGAGGCGGATAGGGATCCAAGATCGTTAATTGATACTTCTATACGAGAGCTAGTAGCTCAATTTGGTCTAGGCCGATTATACACTAGGAGACTTTAATGACTGCAAGAATTTACGCATCAAGAAGAAAGCGTATTGTTGATGCACTTGTATCTAAGTTAAAGACAATTAACGGACAAGGGGCATTCCTATCAGACTTGGGCGAAAATGTACACCCTAGAATGAAGTTTTGGGATGAAGTAGATGAGTTCCCAGCACTGCACTTAAATGCCGGAAGCGAGACACGAGAGTACCAGTCCGCTGGAGTACGGGATCGTTTTTTATCTATAACAATCCGTTGCTATGTTCAAGACGAAGATGCGCAAGAAGCATTGAATGAGTTGATGGAAGATGTCGAAACAGTCATCGAAGATAACTCAAGATTACAGTATACAGACAAAATGAATAATGTCTATTATACTCAACAAACCACAGTCATCAGTATTGATACTGATGAGGGTGTGCTCGAACCTTTAGGAGTAGGTGAAATACTTTTAGAAGTTCGTTACTAAGAAAATCCTGGCACGAATAAACATTCACGACCAGTCTTTTCAAGATCATAGGGAGAATATACTATGGCTGAATATTTACATTTTAGTAGAGACTCGCGTCTCTACATGGAAAAAGACGGGTACCTCTGGTCTGTTCCTGTGCTTGATGGATTTAGTTTCTCTCAAGCGACGAACTCTTCAGAGATAACTCTAAATGAAATGGAGGACTCTTCAGGTCGCTCACGTCGAGGTCGTAAAATGTTTACGGACTCTCTGTCTGCTGCTGAGTGGTCGTTCTCTACTTACATTCGTCCTTTCAAATCGGCAGGTGGCA